CCGATGCATCTTGAATCGTGACAAATCCACTGCCATCGCGAAACGCATAGCTTGCGTATTCGTAAGGAGCGTCTGCCGCCGGCGCATTGCGATATTGCATCTGCCGGCCAGAGATAAACTGGGTGATCAATTCGGCGTCCACGGGAACAATGCTACGTTGCCCTTCCCAGGCTTGCTGAAACGCCGTGTCGAGAACCACTGGTGCTGGGGAGGTTTCGCTTGTTTCTACTGCACATACAGTTAATACTTGGTTCATGGTGTTCAATTGCTCAACGTTTGGGAGGCTGCTGCCATCATGGCGGCGGTATAGGTGGAAACGGCGCGCTGCCATTTCGCGAGGATCTCGGCATTGTCGGAATTGCGCGCCAGGATGGCTTCGATATTGGCCGACAGCGCCGGATCAAAGATGTCGACCCGGCCGTCGATCACAGACTGCAGGAATGCTTCGTCTGTTGTCATTTCGGCCGGCGGCTCAGAAATAGCGGGAGCGGATTGTTCAACCAGCGTCGGCTCACTCGCCCCAGCAGGTACGGCAGCTACCTCCTGGGTAATGTCCGCCGGCGCGAGAATAGCCTCGGCAACTTTTGGCGATTCGACTTCCGGTTGCGATTCTGGAACTGGCGTTGGCTCGCCTACGAGGTCGACGACAGGATTAACCACTTCCATCGGTTCCACCATTGCCGGGTCGGCTTCGACAACTGGATCAACTGCCACTACAGTAGGAGCGGTAGGAACAAGGACCACGGCCGCCGGTGGCAATTCTTCTTCGGAAATTGAATTGCTCCCCTCCGGCGTTTCAATGGCCAGTGGCGACACGATCTCTTCCGGTGCAACGTCGCCCATCTCGACGGAAACAGGATCCGCGACAGGTTCGGGCGGCGCTGTAACCACGACAATTGGTTCAGCGGCGGGTTCCGGAGCTGGCTCAGTGACCGGCGCGGCGACAGGATCTGAGATAGGTGCCGCCGGCGCAGTGCCGATACTACCCGGAACAATGGGCGTAAACTCCTTCTCGACGCGCCTGACTTCCAGCTCACGCTGCAACCGTGCCAGGGTTGCCTCCTTTTCCGTGATCGCCGTCTTCAATGCATCAATCGCCTGCATGCGCGCAGAGCGTTTCGCATTGGCACGCTGGAACGTGGCCGAATTCCGTTCGGCTAAGCGCATCAGGCGATTCGCCACCTCCCGCACATTGAGATCGACGCCACGCTCAGGCGCAGCAACAATCGTCACGTCCTTCTTATTGAGCATCCATTTCCACGAAATCAGATCGTCCGTCGGCGCGATCTTCTGCGGCGTCACATCCGGATTGTGAAAGAAGATACTGAGCGTCTGCCCATCCGATAGTTCGTAGACTACCGCTACATTAGCTGTACCGCGCTGCTTGAAAGGCTCTGTGATCTGCATCGCGACGGGCTTGACGCCGCCGCCGGTGCGCTCCATGACGTTCTGCAGGATCTGCATTTTGCGTTCAAGCTTCGCAAATGGCGTCACCAGTGCATCGAAGGTATAGACGCCCTCGGCATCATCTAGAATGTCTGTCACACTCAATGGGTCGTACATCAAGCCATCGCCGTCATGCCGCCGAATGTCGTACAGCAGCCCGTCAAAGGTCTTACCGACTGGGGACTCTCCGTCCCAGATCACTTTATTCATCGTTTCATAGCCTAAAATTGGAAGCGTCGCCGTGTTGATCGGCTTTGTATGGTTGCCATGCTTGGCCCACCATGTGAGTTGAGGAATTGAAATTGAAACGATGTCGCCCAGCCCCTGCCAGCCTCGGTGATAGCTTTCTAGATAGGAGCAGGATGCCGCTTGCGCATCCGGAAAGCCCAGCATGATTTTGTGCTCGTCAAATGCACCGGTCTGCTGATCGACCTGGTTAATCACAAAGGCGGCTCGCGACTCTGGAAAATAGCCGATGAAGACATCCAGCGCGTCGCCATCATTGCCTGTCGTGCCGACGAGATAGCCGTAATGCGCTGACATTCTGTTCTGCCATGGGCTGCCGGCAGCATCGACGCCAGAACGGAACGAACCACGCGGCTGCTCGATGGCGATTGCCACGCCGTGAAGGACTGTTCTGCCTACTTTGTAATTACCTGCCAGTTTCTGTGCCTGAGTAGGCTCCGCCAGGTTGTTATGCCCCATTGCGCCACGACGGGCGTCGGCTTCGATGCGCGTGAATTCGTCCATGTATCCCCTTCATTGAAGCAAATGATAGGGGCAACGGGAACGCAGTTTGAGGGGTGTTTTCCAATGACTAATCGCTGCCAGTTCAGCCAATGGGATTTCTGCAGTCGACACTGCCGGGACGCCAAACAGGAGAAACAGGAGGCGCTCAAACAAGCTGTGCGCTGACGGTATGCCTGCAATCTGCTACTTTGTTACAGCAGCGCCTCCTCGTCTCAAGCCACTTCGTGAACCCCTGCGACTGGAATAGGTAGGGGGCAGAATCAAAAAACGAGGCTTAGTCTTCTATAGTTATTTCTTTAATTATGATGTCTGATACCGGTTGATCGCCGGATTTGGTATCGCACCTTCCAATTTGATTTACTACTTGTTGCGACTCTGAATCTGTCACTTCTCCAAAAATGGTGTGCTTATCGTTAAGAAAGGGGGTTGATGCCAAGGTAATGAAGAATTGGCTACCGTTGGTTCCAGGGCCAGCATTCGCCATGGCCACAAGATAAGGACGGTTAAACCGCAAACTAGGATCGAACTCATCCTGAAATTTATACCCTGGTCCGCCTCTACCCGTACCCGTAGGATCTCCTCCCTGAATCATGAAGTCACGAATAACACGATGGAATTTTGTGCCGTTATATAGCGGCCCTGATCCCATATAGGCTCCTGCATAAGCTCCCATCTTCCCGTCCGTTGCTAGTGCAACAAAATTTTGAACTGTGATCGGTGCTTGACTGGAGAAAAGATCAATTTCAATGTTGCCAACGCTAGTATTAAGGACGGCTCTCATGGTTTTTCCTAAAAAATGATCAATAGACACTTGATGAAATTAAAAGCTACATCGTTTGAAGCCTAGATAAATTTTATGAGGAAAATGCAAAATGGAAGCCTAACTTCCTTAATTCCCGTTTTGTGCCAGAAACACGGTAACTCAAGATGAGATTTCTTTCGAAAAGAATAGGCGTTTTCACACCCTGGCGCACCTGTCAAATTTGATAGGTGGGTATGTCAGTGAAACCATCGCTGGCAATCCTATAAGGCCAGTCGCGTAGCGGCTGAATGCTTACAAAAAATATTTATATCAAAAAATCTTTTTCATTAGGAATTTCCTGTGGGAATGTGCGCCTACATGTCATCCAGCTAATTCGAGGCGGAATACACACTACGGGCGACTTGGTTTTTACTTTTCCTGGCACTGCCGCAGGAGGATAACAAAATATTGCAGATGGGAAAATTATGTCCTAATCTGATTTCACTTCATTCCGTACAACTTTTCCAATGCCCTTGATCCTTATCTCTAGTTTTCCTAGTTTGCTCTACCCTATATTCGTTCATCAAATGACGTAATGAGAGATCAGCAACGTAATAGATTTCTCGTTGTATCTTTCTTTCGAGAGGCCACATTGTGAGAAATAACTTAACGAATCTTCTACATACTGTAACGCTGGGTTGCGTGTTATTTATGTCGCTGCTGATTGGGCCCCAGGCATCAGCGCAACTGCCCAGCGGAAGTATTCTCAGTATAGATGCGACTGCAGGTACCGCAGCTCACGGACAACTATTTGTCATTACCCAAACCGGGCAGCGCACCATACTTTCAGATTTCGGTGCGGTGAGCCAAGGGACATCAGGGATTGAGCCTAATGCCGTCGCATGGTTGCCAGCCACGCTGCTCGGCCCTGGCGCCGGGATCTTGGTGACGGATGGCAGCGGCGGTACAGGCGGAAATGGTGCGGTGTTCAAAGTAGATCCGCAAACCGGAGCAAGAACTGTATTGAGCGATTTTGGTAATGCCACTAGCGGCACGCTTGGCTCCTATCCAATCGGCGTGCTGACATTGGGCGGCCTGCTCGACAGCTTTCCGACCATTTATGTGATTGACGCATATGCAGGAACTAACGGCCTAGGCATTTTGTTTCAGGTCGACGGACGAACCGGTTATCGCACCGTGATTTCTGATTTTAACGACAGCAGTAAGGGAGCGCTGGGGGCTTATCCAAATAGCATTGCTTGGAATCCCGGTCTCCTGGGGCTGCTAGGGCTATCTGGAAATACCATAATCATTGCAGATGGTGCGGCGGGAACTATGCAATATGGCGCTGTATTTAGTGTCACTACTGATGGCAATCGGACCTTGTTAAGCGACTTCGGCAATTCCGCGCAAGGTCCTGTGGACAGCAACCCATTAAGCTACCCGGTTAGTGTCGCTGTAGCGCCAATTTGGTCTTCGCAAGCAGGAAGCATTTTTGTACTCGACGCGCAAGCCGGTCCCGCCAAAAAGGGAGTGCTTGTGAAAATATCGGCCAATGGTCGGCGTACCGTTGTCAGCGATTTTGGAGACGCTTCAAAAGGACCACTGGCGGCTGGACTGGAGTACGGTGCCCTGGTTTGGCAAACTGGTCAGGACGCCATACTGGTACAAGATGGTAATGCTGGCACCAACAGTCAGGGCGCGCTGTTTTCGGTCAATCCAACTACAGGTGTACGCACCTTGCTGAGTGACTTTGGCAATGCAAGTTCCGGCAGTACCGGCAGCTTGCCGGCCGGCTTGGGCCTTGTGCCGTAGGTCCTCAAATCAATCGGATCGGCCCTTCAACGATTACATACTTTCTGAGGCTAGAACATGAAAGCTCTACAGCAAACACGTCAATTTCTGCGCTCATTTCCCACCGTCATCCTCGTCGTCACCGCATTGTTATTCAGTCAAAATGTCGCGGCGATGCAGATTTTCGTAAAAGCGCTGACAGGTAAAACCATCACACTAGACGTTGAGTCTTCGGACACAATCGATAATGTCAAAGCGAAAATCCAAGATAAAGAAGGTATCCCGCCTGACCAGCAACGCCTGATTTTTGCGGGAAAGCAGCTGGAAGACGGTCGCACTTTATCGGATTACAACATTCAAAAAGAGTCGACTTTGCATTTGGTGCTCAGACTGCGGGGAGGTTGATGCAACTAAATCGGCCAATATTTGAGCTCTGCTAAAGGCCACCGATTCGGTGGCCTTGCTTTTTTGTGCTCCCAACATGGCCGCACTCTTGTGGAAAGGAAGCCGGAGCGAGAAGTAAGCAAGGGCCATAGTAGTCAGAGGCATGTTCGATGAGGCTGAAGCTGCTGGCGAAGAACCAAACGAGAAGGGGTGTTCAGCGGCATGTCGATACAGCAGGCAAAGTATCAGATGCTCGCGTCAGCGGAGCGGGTGGCCGTAAGGCACGTCTGGTCACGGGATCGTGGTAGACGTTAATCTGGAAAAATTCTTCGGCCGGGTCAATCATGACATCCTTAATTGACCGCCTACAGGAACGTATTGATGACGCCGAGGTGATCCGGCTGATTCGGTCCTATCTGACATGGATCGTGGGATAGTCCATTCGCGGCACGAGGGCACGCTGCAAGGCGGGCCGCTTTCCCCTATTTGTGCAAAACCCTAACGGACGCCCAACATATTGTAAAATATCGTTACTTTCCACACAGAAATCTTGTGGCACTCAGCCAGATCATTGAAAATAGCGCAAACAATCGCAGAGATGGATTCTTGTTATTTCATTCATAGTCATATTTCGTGGATTACGCCATGCAAAATGATCTCGAAGAAGCCTTGATCCAACATTACATTGCAATAATTCAAATGCTAGCTATAGCAATGCCATGCGGTGATGCTGCTGAATATGTTATTCAAAAAATCGTCAACGAAGCTTGTGATCTTTTTTCTAAAGTTAATAGCAACAATTACACGACGAATCTTCTGGCGCTCAGAGGTGAATTGCAACTACTAGCCCATGTCGTACACGCAAGTTGTGCTAATAGCAAAAAAACTATCGAATATGCCGCAGCACAGGTTATCGTAAGCTGACCCGTATTGGACAATTTTCATATGTATATATCAAGGGAATGACAGTTCTAAGAGTGATTGAAAATTTTGGCGAAAACGAAGACGTTTCGAGCCATCCCCAGACCTAGCCGCTTTTGCGCATCCAAATGTTTACGCGGTCTGCGGTGATCTGGAGTGGTTTAATAGTGAGGGCTGCGGGATTCGAACCCGCAGCCGCTGTCTTCTCTCAGCCACGCAGGACGTTATTGGCCCAGCCCAGTATACATGCTGCTTACTTACTCTTTTCTGAATCCATCAATATAGCTAAGTGCATCGCGCTTATTTAACACATATTTTCTGCTGTAGGGCGCAATATTGATGTCGCCATCGATCGCCACAACTTCATAGGCGATCTTCACATCGGCATGCAGCAGCATGTACAGCACGTCCTTGGTCTTCACAGTAAAGTGCGCGGGATCCTCTACCGGCTTCAACGCTTCGATCAACGCGACGATTTGGGGTTCAGCGTTGTCCAGCGTATCCCCACGATCAACCACCGTCGATGGCTGGAAATTCTCTACGATCAACAGCTTGGCATCGCCCAGCAACTCCCATTCGACATCCGGCTCATCCGACGAATCCAACACGCCAAGGCCGCCCAGTGTCGGCATGCCTCCCATGCTGCCGTCGGCTTGGCGCAATACCCGCTGGCGAAAAGCGTGGCACGGTATGCCATTAGGGTGCCGCAGTGTGACGGTGCGCGCCGCCTTGTTGATTTGCATTGGTACGCTGTGCAGCATGTACTATCCCTTCAATTTCATCGTGATCATGTTAAAGTCTGCCTGGGAGAGCTGGCCGGCATCCTTGAGTTTTTGCAGTGCCTTTTGCGCCTCAATGACCGCCATACCCGCCGCCTTATCCGCCTTCATTGCTGCGGCTATCACGGCGCTCTTCAAACTTGCGGTAGATTTGCTCGGCTGCTTGACGTCGATAGCGCGATTTTTACGCGCTTGTGCTGCAGCAATCCCACGCGCCTTGGTTTGCGCAATCACCGCTGACTGTTTGATGGCACCCTTTTGCCCGCGCTCCACCATGCCAGCCACGATCCCGCGCACTGCCAAGCTGCTGGAAAATTCCTTCATCACGCGCAACGCATGCTTGCACGCTACCCCGCTCAACCTTGGATTGCGTAACTTGGGATAGGCCGCTTCCTGCCTGCCTTTGACGAAGCCGCCCACGGTAGCGATATAGCGATACCAGTAGGTAAAACGCCCACAGTCGCATTCAAATTTCAACGGGCTGTCCTTGACCAGCCATTTGGCGAGTGCCTTGGGATCCGTAGGCGATGCCACGGCCGCATCAAAATTCATGATCTCCACCGACACATAATGCCGGGTCACATCCGAGTCAGCCGACGCATCCGTCACAAACCGGATGTCCCCTCGGTTTGTCCCCGCCGGCACGGCCATTCTAATTTGCTCGTTGGCCCGCTCCCGATCCTCCGGTAGGGACAGGTTGATAATTTGCTGCGCGGTCAGCCCAGGCTTGAGCTTGCTGCCCAGCGTCTTGGCGTTCTTCCGGAACACCACCAGGTCATCGTTGGTAATCAGTCTGACCTGACCGCCCAAGGAGGTCAGCAACAGGCGTTCAGCGCTGTATTCTCCCTTGACCTCATGCGGACGTAACAGATTGACAGCCTTGGCACGGCGCTCTGCGTCGGCCTTTCTGAGCTGATCGGCGGCTTTCACCGCACCGCGTATGCCTAGCGCTGCAGCTAGTTTCGCACTATTAACTGTTGCCATAATCAACCAAGATTGCCAAATCGCGAGGACGTTTTGATCGCCAATAGCTGCGCTTCTGTCGGCAGCACCAGTAGCTGCTCAGATAGCTCCTGCTCAACACAATCCAGGCCAGCGGCCGCCATCACCGCCAGGAACTCATCCGGGCGCCCGTAGACACGCCGCGAGATCAATGTCATATCAAAGCGCTCATCCGGCTTGGTTTGATAGCGAATGGCCATTCCCCATACCGGCGTCTTTTCCACAAAATCGCGCACCTGGCGATAAAATATCGCAGTCGATGGCGTGTTCTTGTTGGTACTCATGCCGCAACCAATGCTGTGCTGACGTCATCAGGTGCAACCGGCCAGACGACAGGATGCGGGAAATGCGTTTGCTCGGGAAGGCGATTCAAATTCACCCGATATTTCTTCCAGGCTTTCACCTGTGCGACATCCGTATCATTGGCCTCATCCACGTCGACGCGATCCTGATATTTCGTCACCTCGCTATTGGCACGGCGCAGTTCACGCGCAATGCGCGCTTGCGCCGCATCCAGCATCTCGGCATCGGTCGGGAAGTAATTCGGGATATTGGCTGTCTTCATAGAGGCGCATACGGCATAGATCGCCCGACCGTGTGCTTCCACATCGTCAGCGCGTGCCAAGAACGTCGCGTAATCTGCCCAGGCGTCAAATTTGACGGCACACTGGAAGCCATTCGGCAGGCGGACGACATCCTTGATGTCGCTAAAGGCAAACGGATGAACCGGCTCTGGCTCCTTGGCCGGCACGAAGGTCGGCACCGGCAGTGGCGCGGTCAATACCGGCGCAGGGAGGTCCGGCAGATCGAATACCGACGTCACTGCTGCCTTTTTCAGGGTCTCAACATCTACGCCCGTTGCTTGTATTTTTTTCTTCGTTTCCATTACGCTATCCTTTGCCATAACACACCACTTGATTCATTGCCTTCCACCGCACCGGAGCCGTAGTCATACGCTTGACCACGTTGTTCCCAGATACCCGTCAGACCCGTGCCGCTTTTGCTCTTGTTGAAGATGTAACCGCCGACACCACCATGCTGTAAGCCTTGGCCGGTCAGCTGATGGGCATACACGGCGGTTACGGCAGAGCCAACGGCAAGCGCCGTGCGATTAATGAGCGTCGCCTCTGCTGGCCCGCCTGCAAATACACCGAGGAGGTAATAGGGCTGCCTATCCGCCGGATTCTCCGCGAAACGCACTGACATGCCCCCTACCGTATTGGCGTTACCGGCAGTTTGGGCGTGGCCTGCTGCGTCGGCATAACGAACGTGCCAATTGCGAGGGTTATACACGCCGCAGTTATCGGCAGCATCGCCACCGTGTACCCATGTTGGTTGGCCTTCTCTGCCAGCCCAATTTAAGCTGATTCCTCTGCCGTTGACCTTATCTGCGGGGTTAAAATTTCCACTCGTCCATCCCTGCAGCCAAGCGCTCCATTTGTCCTGCCCAGCACCGATATTGACCCGCGTGAGCACCTGGTTGTCGGTGCTCAGAGCACGCTGCATCAGCCAGTTTCCATTCGCGGGCGTCGCGCTGCCGGTGAGTGATGAGGTAAACACATGGCCATAGGCACTCGGACGATTGGCCGTTGCCTCTTGCGTATATAAAGCCCAGCCGAGAGGAGGAACATTTAAGTCCGTCGCAGTTGGCATGTATCCATCAGGCAGCGTGCCGTTCTGACCTGCTTTCAGCAGGCGCTGATATTTTTCCCAGGCGTTGCTTTTTCCGGTACGGTGAAATACGTTTCCATTCGCTGTAAAGCCGAGCTGATGCGCTGGTCCGCCAGAAAAATCGCCGCCGACACCCCATTGCCGGAAAGTGACGATGCCGTGCTGGGTGCCACCGTCTCCCAGACCGTCGGCATCATTATTTCTAAAATCGAAATAGACGCCCATGTCGCGGTCTTCCGGTGCATAGTTCTTTGTGCGGGAGTCGTCCACGATCACACTGTTCAACCAGTTACCCACCGCCTGGGAAGGTCGGTAGCCAAGCGCATCCTGCTTAGATGCAGGATTGAGATTACCGGCATGCCACAGCTTGTAGGCATTCGCCCCCATCGAATAGCCGCCAACGGCAAGATCATTATTGGCGTCTAGCCCGAGGTGTGTTGCGTATGTACCTGGCTTGTGAAAGGTCATGTAAGCATCATCGGATTTGCCGCTTGAAGCCACCTCAATACACGGCTGGCCGGGGCCGAGACTGCCGATGGCGCCCGTTGATCCAGAGACCCGCAGGAGGCCGGTGACACTGCCGCCGGCCAATGACAGGTAATTTTTCAGCGCAAGCTCAAGATTCGCCTGAAAAATCACGGCGCCCATATCAATATCGTCGACTGTGACTTTCAGGTTCTCGCCGTTCCAGCCTATCTTGACGACATTGGATTTCTGACCGATACCGGTGCCTTGCTGGACCGGCGTAAAGGGAAGCTTGTCTTGCTTGGAAGCAGGATCGAAGTTACCTTGATGCCAGACAGACTTGCCTCCGAGCGTCATGGAAGCAGTGGCATTGATGCTCCCCACCTGAAGCGCACCATAGGATGCGCCGTCGCCGCCGACCACCTCAAGGACGTTGTCAGCTGTCAGGCGCATTTGCGTGACGCAAACACCGCCCCAGTGAAAGATCATTTTGGGCGCATAGCTGATGTCTCGCCCCCTGGAATCGGTAGCCCGCGTTGCCTCGCGGATTTCCATCGCGTATGCTGAATACGTCGGATCAGCCTTGCCGCTCGCGACCGAAAGCGCCCCCATGGCATCACCCGATTTTTTGACGTAGATCGCATCCCCGCGCAGCTTGGTCAAATACTGCGGATGGGGATCGTCGGCGGTTTCATGCGCGCCAATGAGTTGAATGGCTGTATTGACATTCGGATCCACCAGCACGGTCACCGAATCTGCCGGCAGCGCAGCTAAGCCCAGCGTGTAAGACACGGTGGTCACGCTGTCGTCCGCAAAATATAGGATCGGTTGATCGGGCTTGCTGTAGACCGCGAACAAGGTGTCGCCGGCGTAAAAACCGATTTCACCGCACCAAAACGACGATCCGGCAGGCGCGATCGCCTCAGCATGGACTTGAAGCTGTGTCGGAGACACCTTGCCGCCGCCGGCAATCGCCACCCGCATCATTTCATGCTGCAAGCCAGTTTCGGTACCATTCGGCCTGTACTTACCCGTACCGAAAGCGATATGCGTGACGGACACTTCAATCCCGGTTTTAGCGACATTGATTGCAGCCATCACGCCTGCCCCGGTGATCGTCGGGATGTTCGTTCTTGGCGGTGCAGTGACCAGAGCACTATTTGTATTGAGGGCGGACATTCCAGCAGCCTTGGTTAAAAATATGGATGCTATTTTCAGCCAAGCCAGCCCAGGTAATTACGGGCGTTTTCCACTCAGATCGTAACGAACCCACCCTGGTCGACGTTGAGAAACCAGTCCTGCATCACCATCACATTGCCAATCCCCAGCGCCTTCTTGACATACCAGGCCGTCGCCAGCACCGCCACCTGCCCGCACGTGATGTCGGGCGACACCCGATATAGCCGCTTGCCGGTATCGCTCATGCCATCTGGTTCCAGCTTCTGGCGTGGATCGCAGCGCGCCGCCTTATCGTCAATCATCAGCGTTTTACCGTTAGCCCGGATGAAAAATTCTTCGATGGCGTCCATGAAGTCGACATCGGTAAACAAGCAGTCCCGTTCTGCCAGGCCGACGCCACCGATCAAAATGGCATCGCTGAAGCGATCGGTGCGAAAGGCCGTCTCTTTGCTGACCAGCAAAATATCGGATTCCGCCTCATAGAAGGAATATACGGTCGCGGGCGCCATGCCGTAACCGGAAATGGATGCCTGGATTTTCATAGCGCTGACACGCCCTGATGCCAGGGTATATCTGGAACCCCGTCAACGACATGACTATGGACGTTCTGTAGCAGATCGTGCGAAACAACTTGCCCCACTGCCAGATAACCATGGGGATTATCGACGCTGCCGTCGCCCTTCCCGTCGTTCTGCTCCCCCGCCTTCGGCCCAGAAAACAACGGAATCGTCTCTTTCAGCGTCAGATCGATCGCCAAGATTGTGAGATTCTTTTGCCCTGAATCGATATTCATAGCCGGCACATCGGTCGCCTCTAGCATCACCGGCCATTGGTGATCGATGCCAGCAAAGCGGTACGTCGCATCGAACCGCCGATTGACGACCGCTGCGACAAACAAGGTGAACTGGGCGGCCATGCTGCGCGCCGTCTCGTCTTCGGCTGCACATATGACGATCTGCGCGCGGCGCTCTCCCTGCATCTGCCGCAGCTTAAAAATCCGATTGTGCGGATCGCCTGGCAGCGTCACCCATTCCGGTTCCGGTACCTGGCGAGAAAAGTCCCCCAGCACCGGCGAGTACTCCTTCCCCGTCGCCACAATCATGACCGGCAGATGCGCGCGGCTGCCCGGACCATCATCGTTGTCATTCTTGCGCCACGCTGCCAGCATGTCCTGCACCTGATCAATCATCCGATCCGGTGCCCAAACAATGCTTTTACTTATCCCACGCTCAGCAAACGACTTCATCGCCTTGGTAGTGGGCGTCAGGGAGGCGTAATAGCGCCCCATGTAACGCCCGAAGGCTTCCTTGAGTTCCAGCATGACGTTCCTAACGGCGTAACAGGCGATTGACAAGGCCGGCGACGGCGCGTTCATCCGATTGCTCCGGCATGACGATACCGGGCAAAACGGCATGCTTAAACTCAGCGGCATCGGCGCGTATCGAATCCAAGAGGTGTTTGCTGACACTGACAGGCAAGGATGCGGCAGAGTCCAGCGCGACGCGGCCACTCGCCAGCATGCTCAGGTATTGTTCGTTCTCTGTTTCAAGCCGAGTGATCACGTCCAATGCGCGTGCGTAATCGGCCTGGGCACCTCCTAAGCTAGCTTGTGCGCTATCGAGCATGGCCAGCATGCCATGCAAATTCTGGTTGTAGTCCGCAATCACCGCATCGTCCAGAATAGTGCCGGCGTCATCCTCCGTAACAGCATCCAGCACATAGCCGCGGTTATCATCAAAGTTGGGTTCATTGACATAATCGAAACCGAAGAAGCGCCCCTCGACCTCGCTTAACGCTGAGGAGAATCCGCCCTTTTTGCTCTCGAACATCTTTTGCGCCGTACGGCCGGCGTCCGTTTCCAGAAACTCTTCCTCGTGTTCGATGGTGCCATCTGGTAAAGCTTTGAGATGCACCGTCGCAATGGCAGGCTCCAATTTGACCAGCTTCCCCTGATAGATCCCCCCTTCCGGCGGCATCATGCCGAATTTTAGGCGCGGCCAGTGCCCGTAATAGCCGAACATGTCGCGCTTTTGAATACGCTCCTGGGTACGCGCACCATTGATGAACGCAGCAACCTTCGCCACATTGAACTGGCGCGGCTTTCCTGTCAGCGCGCGACCGCGCTCATTGAGGTTATATTGAATCAATCCGGTTCGCATCCTATCCTCCATTCTGTTGAGGCAAGATCGCCTCGCCTTCAGCCCTATAAAATTGTTGGGTCATACCCGCGTTAAAGAAGCCTGTGGCGTTGCCGAAGCGCTTCAGCAATGAGATCTGCAACACGTACTTCGCAGCGATCACCGCGCGCAGTGCCGGCGCTACTGTCGGGATATTCAATCCCAGCTCGCCTTCGTCATCGATCGATACCCGAATCCGACTGGTGAGGTAGTGCGTTTGGCTGGGGTCGGCAATGCCCAGGCTATTGGCGCTACTCAATGCGGTCGGATACGGCTTGCCCTTATCTTGCCAAAGCTGCTCCACAATCCAGCCGTTCGGCCAGAGCAGCTGCAAGTACATGCGCAAGAAGTGCAGCCCTCGCTTGGGATTGCGCGCCCGCCATGCCTTGTACAGGTAGCGCATGGCCGGCTCTTCAGTGCGGATCAGCGCTAGCCCTTCCCGTTTTACGTGCCGCTCGATCAAGGGTAAGGAACCCAGGTGCGGCACGCCATACACGTTCAATTCGCGCTCGTCGGCGCGCAGATAGGTCTGAAACAGAAACAACACCAGCTGCTTGAGCTCCGCTTCGATGGCATTGGCCTGGTGGCTGTGCTGTAATGGCGCCAGCGACGGGATTTTGCTGTTGTTACCCATTATTGCCCCCACGAGCCCAGGTTGTAATTGGCTAGCGTCACAGCGATGGAAAGACTCGGTAAGGTCACGTATCGGAAGTGTTCGGGCAGCTGCTTATCCTTGATTGGCGTGATCACCACGGAAAAGTCACTGCCGGAATCTTGCAGGGCCGCGACGCTCTTCTTCAACAGCTCATAGATGGCTTTATATTTCACCACCAGCATGCCGGCGCGCACCGGCACGGCCTCTGCTCCATATTCCTTGATCAACACATCCTGAATTTGTTTCTTCACCGCCTCCGCATCGTGAATACGGGCGACTTCAGCGACGATCGTCATACCGATGGCAAAGATGACCGGGGTCACGAACACAATCCGATAAGAGTCGTCAGCCGCCTTGATAATGCGCACAATTTCCTGTTCGATCGATTCGCGCGTGGCATCGTGCGGGACAGCAAAGGCAACAAAGAGCCGATTGATGTTGTCAATGCTTGGACCGCGCACCATCTCTTCAATCGTTTCGTTCCATATCGATAGAAATTTGAGCCCAGGAATATTGCGACGAACCAAAAAATCAAACTCGCCCAGGTACACCGCCGTTTGATCATAGGCTGATGGGTATTTGCAGAGCTCTCGCAGCGTCGCTATATCCATTGGCGCAGCGCCTGGCAGCAACAGCGAATCCATGGTGACTTTGATCTGGCCGTCCTGCGGCGCTATGGCATAGTCCAGCGCGAACGGGCTGCCGGCGTCTGGCCGAACGTCGCCAGTCGTTTCATACACCGTCAGGGTCAGCACCTCGCCAACATTGGGCTGGTAGCCGACATAATCGGCATAGCCAAATACGACGAACAAACGCCGGTATTCATCGCACTCGACGTGAAACACCTTGTCGCCGTTGGCAACGTTTGTAAATTCAAGCGTGTAAATATAGGGCACGCCAAAAGCATCCTGCACCGCAATGCCGCTGATATAGCGGCCATCCGTAGGTTGTGGCACTTCAATTTTATAGAACGGCTGGGAGACAGCCACCGTATGCTCAATGGTGCGGACCTGTTTCTGCACCAGCTCGGCACGCCCGGCACCACCCGCCGGCACGGTCACCGGCATATCAGCGACATACATTCTGCCGCTGGAATCGAGCAATCCACGTCCAGCAGCAAGCGAAAATGCCGCGTTGGTCGGATTCTCGACCAGCACCCGGACCCGGGCCGGCGTCGCCATGGGCGTCAGGCCCTTGAGCGACGCATCGGCCAGCACCGTCGAATCCCGCACCTTGTCAAACGGCTCCATCGCGCCGATTTCAATTTGCTGCGACATCATCGCCATCATCTGCGCGATGGCAGATTGCGCTTGCAACAGGCGCGGATCACCCACCTGGTATAAGGCCGCCAGCTCTGGGAACTGCGATACCGAGTTCGCAATGACACGATCAAAGTCAGCTTTTGAATAAGCCATATCAGCTGACCCGCTCCTGCCAACCAGCCACGTCGACAATCAGCTCGCGGCGATCCGGCAGTGCATCCACATAGAAAACATTCGCGGCGCCAGACGGCATCGCCTCCAGCGCCGGCACGTCCTCGCGCATCTTGCCGATGAATGCATCGCCGATGCCGGCGGCCATGGGATTTTGCAGCAGCGACTGGGGATCCGCGCCGTAGTCCGAGCCGAGATAGCCGTTGGGCGGCGTACTCAGCCAGTGGCTGACCATGGCTTGAATGTCTTGGGCGGTAATAGTCGGTTTCATGGCGATGATGATAGCGCCATCGCCGGACGTGAGA